CCTGGTTTTGAAGATTCTAACTTTACATCTGAGTTAGATGTTGGTAATTTTGTTAAGTTTGCACGTTCTTTTTACCAATCAAAGGGTATTGAAGAATCAATTAAAATATTATTTAAAGTATTGTATGGTGTTGATTCTACAATACTTGACCTCGAAAAATTCTTAATTAAACCATCTGGTGCAGAATTTATAAGAAGAGAAGTAATAATTGCCGATCTAATTACGCCAGATGCAGACCCACAAAAATTAATTGGACAGACAATTTATAAAAGTGATGATCTTGAAACAAATGCATCAGTATCTGAAGTTGAAATATTAAACAAAGAAGGAAAATCATTTTATCGTATATCTTTATTTGTAGGTTATAGTGATAGAGATTTAATACAGGGAATATTTAAAGTTAATCCAAATTCAAAAGTTTTATCAGATGTATCTACGACTGATAGTATTATATCTGTTGATTCGACAGTCGGATTTGCTAAGACAGGAATATTAATCAGTGGCAATAATACAATTAACTATACATCTAAATCTGTAAATCAATTCTTTGGATGTACAGGTATTAATGAACCAATTCAAATTACTGATAATATTCGTTCAAATGATAATATTTTTGGATATGAAAACGGAGATTTAACGAAAAAAATTGAATTAAGAATTACGGGTGTTTTAAATGAATTAGTATTAGATGATGATGTCAATCTGATTGTTGAGGGTGAAAATATACTTGTAAAAAATCTGGGTCAAAAAATATTAAATGAAGGGAAATCATATAAACAAAAATTTGCTAATTCATGGGTATACAATACTAGTTCAAGATTTCAAGTTGTAGAGATAAGTGGATCAACTATAACCTTAAATACACTGATTGATAAATCGTCTATCAAGAAGGGTGACAAATTTAATATTTACAATAGAAATAGTGAAAATTTTCTTGGTTCGTTTAATGTTGATGTTATACAAGATTCAAATCAATTTACTGCTGCTAACTTATCATATACCACTACCCCATCAGGATTGTATGATATTCGTAGAGTAATCGATAAAGCAACAAGTACAAAAGTAGATATAAGAGAAGGAAATGAAAAAATTATTTCAAATATATTAAATTTATATGTTGATGGTGATGATTTTGGATATGTTGCTTCTAACTCACTTCCAGATTTTGACATAACTGATGATATTATTAAAGAAACACTAGTTGGAGTTGCAGATACCACAGAAAACTTTTCATTTGATGAAAGTAGTAGAGATCCAATAACTGGATTATATAGTATCATACAATTTAATTTTAGCGAAAATAGGGATATAAAATTTAAACAGGGAGATGCTGTTGTTTATAACTCTATCAAGGATCCACTTTCAAACAGTTCTGAAACTGTTGGTGAAATACCAGCAGGTTTAGAAGATGGTAGAGTTTATTATGTTGACCCACAACCAGCACCAGCTAATTCAAATATAACAAAAATAGCACTTTACACCTCAAGAGGTCAGATAGGAACTGCTAGTACAATACAAGTTGGTCTAGGTATTTCCACAAAAGACTTACATACATTTACTTTATTGAGGCATCATGGTAAGAAGATAAGTGCAAATAAAATTTTGAGGAAATTTCCCTTATCGCAAAATTTAATTGATATATCTACAAATGATGAAACTATTAATGATATTGGAATATTAAAAAATGGTGTTGAGATAAGATCTCCATTATCAGAAGATTTTGTTAGTTATGGAAACTTATCCTCAGTAAATTTATTAAATGGTGGTGAGCAGTATGATATAATCAATCCACCTAAGTTAGTTGTTGAACCAGGTGTTGGTCACACTGTTGGTGCTGCTACAAGTGCATTACTTGAACCAATTTTAAGTGGTTCAGTCAAAGAAGTTTTAATTGATCCACAAGAATTTGATATTAAATCTGTAAAAAGCATATCATTAACAGGATTAAATGGTAGTGGATGTGAATTAGAAGCGAGTGTTGGTGCAAGATTTAGAGAGATATATTTTAATGCTAGAGATTTAAGATTTGGTGGTGGTGTAGATATTGAAAATGAAACTATCACATTTAATACAGAACATAAATTAGAAGATGGTCAGGTAATTTATTATCAAAATAATGGTAATAGTTCTCTTGGTATTGGTAATCCTTATGATGTATTAAATGAAATAACAGGATCATTAGCAAATTCAGATCCATATTTTTGTCGAGTTGTTAATCCAACTACCATCAGAATATTTAATAAGAAGAATGACGCATTAACTGGTATTGCTGGAATTAATACAGTTGGATTAGCGACAGATTCTTCTGCAACAGGTACTCATTATTTTAGAACAGAATCAAAAAACACTATAACAAGTATTAATGTAATTAATTCTGGTAGTGGATATGAACATCGTAAATTATTTGTAAAACCAAGTGGTATATCAACCTCTTTTGATACTATTAATTTTATTAATCATGGATTTAGAAATGGCGATATAGTAAATTATTCACCAGCAGTTGGTATTGGTTCTACAATACCAAAAGCGATTGAGGGATTAGATACTACATCTTCTTACTATGTTATTAAAGTAGATGATAACTCATTTAGATTAGCAGATGCAGGAATAGGTGCTACTTCAAAAGTAGATTTTAATAGAGGAAAATTTGTTGGATTAAATTCAACTGGAACTGGATATCAAACTTTTCAATATCCAGATGCCAAAGTTAATATAGAAGTTGTCTATAATGGCAATGTAAATGGCACATTTACAACAACTCCCATAATCACTGGATCATTTATTGGTGCATATCTATATGAAGAGGGTACAGATTATGGTTCAACAATAGTTAATAATATATCCAATCCAAAAGTTGACATATTAAATGGTAGATTAGGTGGTATAAGACCAATAATTGAAAATGGTAAAATTATAGATGTACAAATATTAGATCAGGGGATGGAATATAACTCCAATCCTGAGATAAGAATTATGTCCTCTGGTCAGGGAGCAGGAGCGATTGTAAGACCTGTTATAACTGATGGTAAGTTAACAGATACAATTATCATAAGCACTGGTATAGGGTATGATGAGGCAACCACTACTGCAGATGTTATAACAAGAGGAATAAATGGTACTTTTAATTCTTCAATAAGAAGTTTGAAATTAAATGAGTATATTAGAGAGGGTCATTCAGCATTAATACCAAGGAAAGATTTTTTAAGTTATAATGTTTTAAGTTGTGATGAAACATTACTACAAAATTTAGAAAATGATAATTTTGAATTATTAAATAAAATTCCACAAAATCATTCTCCAATTATAGGTTGGGCATACGATGGTAATCCAATTTATGGTCCATCTGGATATTCTGACCCAAACAATATAAATTCAGAATTAAAACTTTTAAAATCTTCTTACGTTAAAGATGTAAGTAAAGTTTTTAATAGACCTGTTGAATTTGATGATGGTTTCTTTGTTAGTGATTTTACCTTTGATAATTCAGGTGATTTAGATATTCACAATGGAAGATTCTGTAAAACACCTGAATTTCCTAATGGAATATATGCTTACTTCACCACTGTTGAATTAGATAATAATGATAAAATTATTGGTACATATCCTTATTTCATAGGAAGAACTTTTAAATCATCTCTGATTCAAGATAATTTAACATTAGACCATGATTTTGATTTTAATAATTCAAATTTAAAAAGAAATACTTATCCATATAATGTTGGAGAAAAATTTGCAGATAATGACTTCTTAATTGAATCAAATGAAAATTCTCTACAAACAGCAGAAGTAGTATCAGTTACTAAGGGTGAAATTGATGATATTAAAATATTAAATCCTGGTTCAAATTACAAAGTTGGTGATCTTACTTCCTTTAATGAAACAGGTACAAATGGTCAAGGTTTTAGAGCTGAGGTTAGTGAAATAGTTGGATTAGGAGTCTCCAGTATTGTAACTACATTGGATAGATTTGAGGATGTAGTATTTACAAGATTGAATCAAGATACAGTAATTGGTAATTACAAACCGTTTATCGAACTAAATGACCAAGATTTTGTATTCGTTTCTGGTTTAAGCACATCAATACAAAATTTGACAGATTCATTTAAGGTAGGTGTTACTACTTCTCGTGTTGCTTTGGCAAAAAGTATGAGTGTCGTTGGATTAACTAGTGCTATTGAAGATGTTTTTGTTAACCAATTACCAAAAAATATTTCAATCGGCAGTAGTCTTAGAGTTGGTTCTGGAAATGCCTTAGATGATGAAATTATTGAGGTATTAAATTTTTATGAAGATCGAAAAATAATTCGTACATTAAGACGTATTAATGGAATAGGACATACATTTGGTTCAAATGTTGATTTACTAAACAACACAATTAATATTCCAGTAAAGACACCATCATTTAGTTCACAAGTTAATGATGTAGTATATTTTAACACACTTCAATCAATTGGAGTTGGTACTGATGGAGTTGGGATAAGCACTGACTATGTAATTGGCGAAACTATCAAAGAGGTTTCAATACCAAATCGACAAATATATCTACCAAATCATCCATTTAAAACTGGACAAAAAGTGGTATTTACAGTTCCACCTGTCCCTAATAGACAAATAGATGTGGCTACCACTGATGATCCTAATGATTCAAATAATAATTTTGCAATACCATATGGTACATTTGATACTGAAATAGAATTATTTGTTATTAAAAAGAGTGAAAATTATATTGGTCTTTCAACAGTTAGTGTTGGGGATAATAGTGAAGGATTATATTTTAATTCTAATGGTAGTTCTGTTGTAGGATTATCAACTTATCTTTACAATATATCGTCAAAATTTGAACAAGTAACTGGTACTGTTGAAAAAATTGTAAGCACTTTAACAACGAAAGTTGCAGCTGCTGAAACAACAACACATAATTTACAGAATGGTGATATCGTCGATATTAATGTTGTGCCCAACTTAACAGTTGGAATAGGAACAACAGTCCCTGTTGAAGTAAATTATAATTCTCAATTTGATAAATTATTAATTAATCCAATTAAATTTACAAGTTCTAATGTAGAGACAAATAGAATTGGTATTGAAACTCATGGGTTTATAACTGGTGATAAAGTATTTTATGAAGGAAGTGCTGGTTTAGGGACAGGTTCTTATTTTGTAAATAAAATTAATAGCAAATATTTCCAATTAGCAGAGACACATAATGATTTACTTGCAAATCCAATAAAATTAATTACTATTGATCCTAATACAGGAGGAAATGAACAGACTATATCCCCAATAAATCCTCAAATTAAAGTCTATAAAAATTCAAAAATTAAGTTTGGATTATCAACAACCACTCTTGCTGGATTTGATTTCAAAATATTTTACCAAAATGGCAGTAATGAATTTTTAAGTTCTCAAGATTCATCAATATTTAATGTTGGCATAGCGGGTACTGTTGGTTTAGGAACAGATCAAAATGACATTGAAGGTGCCTTTTTAACATTACAACCAACTGTTTCCACACCACCAATATTATACTATGGTCTTACTAAGGGTGGTTTTATTAGCACAGCAGATAATGATGTAAAAAATTATTCTGAAATTATTTTTGTTGATAGTATTTACAATGGCGAATATAAGATATCAGGAGTTACATCTGAGACATTTAATTTCTCACCAAAATTACCCGAATTTTTAAAATATAATGATACAGATTGTGAAAAAATTGAATATTCAACAAAATCTAAAAATGTTAAAGGTGGTATTAAACAATTAAAAATCATCTCAAAAGGATTTAACTACAAAAAATTACCAGAATTTAATAAGGTTTTATCAGAGGAGGGTATAAATGCTAATTTAGTAATTGAATCTAAAAACATAGGTAAAATTAATAAAACAAGGATATTAGATATAGGTTATGAATATTCAGCTGATAAGACACTTCAACCTGAAGTTTTTGTACCTCAAATTTTAAATATTGATAATTTAGATACTATTTCTGACATTGAAATTGTAAGTGGTGGTTCTGACTATACTACACCACCAGATTTAATTCTTGTAAATTCAGTTACAAAACAAATTATAGATGATTCTACATTATTACCTTCAACTCCTAATCAAACAATTGCAGACGTTGAATTAATAGCACCTATTCATGGTTTAGATTCTGTACCACATGAAATATTTGCAATTAATAATTCAAACGGAATTGGTATTAATTCCATATCTGTTGATTCACAAGGTTTAGTGGTTTGTTTCATGCAATCTCCATTCAGTGGATTTGTAGATCCCCAACCATTCAAAGTTGGTGATGAAATATTTGTTGAAGGTGTGCAAAGAGTTGGTGAAGAAGGTTTAACAACAGTATTTGATCAACAAAATATACCATCAAGTGGTCAGATTGAGGGAGATGGATTTAATTCATCTGATCATAATTTTACATTCTTTAAAGTCGAGGAGTATACACCTGGTGCTCAAACTATTGTAAAATATAGTGTTGCAGGTGTAACTACGAATCCAGGAATTGCTAAGTCATTCCAATCTGGATTTGCATCCATAATTAACAGAGAAAAATATCCAAACTTAAAACCAATTCAAAATAGAGGTGCTTTCCAGTTAAATGAAAAAATACTTTTAAATAATCAGAATGTAGGTTTATCAATCGTTGAAACGAGAGATGATTACATAAAATTAGATGGATTGCAAGTAATTAAAAAAGGAGATAGAATTACAGGTAAAACAACAGGTGTTTCAGCTGAGATAGTTGATCTTAAAACCGATCAAGGTTTCTTCTCTATTGATTATTCAAATCGTCAAGAATATGGTTGGATAGACAATATTGGTAAATTAAATGAAGATATACAGGTAACACCTAATAATGATTATTATCAAAATCTATCATATTCAATTAAAAGTCCTATAACTTGGGATCAATTCTCTAATAGTGTTAACAGTATTGTCCATCCTTCTGGATTAAAAAACTTTGCAGATACATTTATTCAAAGTCAAGTTAAGGTTGGAGTAGCAGATACTCGTGAAACAATAAGAAATTTAACTTTGGATCTTGTAAGCGATGATAATCGAGTGGATGCAATTAACAATTTTGACTACACGACAGATTATGAAAGTCTTGAAAATAAAACAAAATCACTACTTTTCTCAAACAAAAAATTAACTAACTTTAACAAGTGCATATCCAATAGAGTTTTAATGCATGATGATATCAGTAGTAAATTTTCAAGTGTTGGTTTTTCTGCAAATAATAGTATTGTTGATGAGATAGATGGAAGATTTGTAAATTATCTTATTCAAGTAGTAGATCCAGATACACTTGATACTCAATTAAGTGAATTAATTATTTTAACCACTGAGGAAGATGTCATATTACTTGAAAAAACAAGTGATACTGCTGGAATAGGGGAAAATAGTGTTGATAGTAATCTAAAATTAGGTGATTTTAAAACTGAAACGGTAAATAATGAGATTGTAAATCTATTATTTGAACCTGTTGAACAATTTACAAGAGATCATGACATTAAAATACTAAAAACTTTTTATGATGTTGATATACAAGGAACTGCTACAAATGTAATTGGTAGTGTTAATTTAGTAAGTGCTAATGTAGATGCTAATTCAAATAGCACAACATCAATTTTTGAGTTTGATAAAGATGAATTCAATGGATTACAAGCAAATATATTTGTACAAGATATAGTAACGAAAGAATATAACTATAATGAAATTTTACTTGATTTTGATGGTGTTAATACATCTTTATCACAAATTTATTCTGATGATGTAATAGGAATTTCTACAAATAAAGTTGGAATCATAACTTCTAAATTGGAAAATGGTCTAGTTAAATTGCAAATTGAAAATGACAGAAATAATAATATAAACACAAAATCAAGTATAGTTGGTTTAGGAACTACAACCGCTGGTATTGGAACTCATAGATTTTTAGCTCAGGGACAACCTGAAGAATCAGAGAGAAGTGCAAGACTTGAATCAACATTTAACAAAGGAACTTCAACAACAATTGAATATGCTAATCTTAAATCATTAGATAGTTCAGTAAAATCATTAGTTAAAGTATCTACGGGACAAACTTCTGCAATACACCAAGTTACAGCGATTAGAGATGCCGATGATATTTTAGTGGTACAATATCCATATGTTTCATTAGGTTCAACTTCAGGAATTGGTTCATTTACCACTGCAATAGTTGGCGATAATATTAGTTTATTATTCAAACCTGATTCAGAGTTTACAGATGAAGTTAAAGTTCAAGCATATAATCAAGTGTTCTACACAGAACAAGATTTTAGTAACAGTCCATTACCTTTAAGTTATGGTAATATAACTCAAAGTCTATTACTATCTGCATTTGATGGTTTAGAAGGTAAAAGAGCCGATAAAACAGAATTTGAATTAAAATATAAGGGAATACCAATTTATACAAAAACTTTTGATCCTGATGGTGTTGGATTAGAAAAATCAACAGGTATATTTACAATACCAAACCATTTCTTCAATACAAATGAGGAACTAGAATATACACCAGGTTCATCTTTTGTGGGTGTTGCTGCCACACCAGTTTCTATTGGTTCAACTGTAAATAATGTTGGTCTAACAACAGATATTTTACCCTCAACTGTTTTTGTAAAAGTTTTAAGTGATCTTAACAAGTTCCAATTATTCCCAACAAAAGATGATATAACATCTGGTGTTGCGATAACCTTTACTGGTGTAGGTTCTGGTAATCGTCATAAGTTGAATATGACTAAAAAGTTATCTAAGACGATGATTGGATTAGATGGTGTTGTACAGCAACCAATTACGTTTACATCTTTAACACATACATTAAGTGTTAATATTGGTGCAGGTACATCACAATTCTCATTAAGTGGAATTGGTTCAATAGCCACATCTGATGTATTGAAAATTAATGAAGAATTTATGAAGATAAGAGAAGTTGGATTTTCAAGCACAGCTGATGGAAGTGGAAAAATAGATGATCAGAAAAATATATCAGAGGGATTATCAACAGTTCCAACAGTTAGAGTTGAAAGAGGATCATTAGGAATTGGTGCTACATCTCATGATGCTGGTGATATTGTGAGAATTCATAGAGGTTCATTTAATATTATTGATAGTAATGTTCATTTTATTAGTCCTCCCAAAGGAAATACACGATCAAGAAAAACTGATACTGAAATACCTTTTGTAAAAGCAGACTTCAGTGGAAGAACATTTACAAGACAAGATTATACAACAAATATGTTATTTGATGATATATCTGATAATTTTACAGGACTTACAACAAACTATACTTTAAAAGTTGGAGGAGCAAATACATCTGCTGGTATTGAGGTAGGAAATGGTGTTGTATTCATTAATGGAGTATATCAAAGACCATTTACAGCAAGTGCTACCGAAAACAATTATAGAATTACCGCAGACACCACCGCTGGAATATCATCAATAAGGTTTACAGGAATTACTAAGGATGATGGTACATTCCTTGTTTCTCAACAGGATATCAATCAAAATCAAATACCAAGAGGTGGACTTATTGTATCATTAGGTTCAACACCAGGATTAGGATATGCACCATTAGTAGGTGCAAAAGTAAAACCATTTACAAACACAAATGGTGAAATTACAAGTATTGTAGGTATTGGCACATCATCAGGAGTAAAGTTAGGTATTCAAACTGCTGTATATGATAACACATCAGGAATTATTACAGTAACGACAAATGATGTTCATGGATTTTCACTTAATCGTCCAAACACAGTTAAATTAAAAGATCTTGAATTTAGTTGTGTAGGATATAGTGGAGTTACCACAACGATATTCCAAGATCATGAGAGACCATTATTCTTG